TAAAGTGGAGAGCATTTCTTCGCCAGCTCTCCTAAGGCTAATCAACTAAGCTTAACCAGTAGCTCCGTTAATTGAAATTATTCCAACTTCAGGTCTGACAACCTTTAGACCATATCTCATAGACATGTAGGAACCGACAATACCGAATCCGGGATTGGCTTCTTCTACAGTGAGTGGTCTTCTTTCTACGTAAACCATAGGTTTTGTTGAAAGGTCAAAAGTACCAAATCTTGTTGATGGAACATATGCGTTAACAACTACAGTTAATCCATATATAGAACCGACGATTCCACTTGAAGCAGTCTGAGCGACTGGGCTTCCGGGCATCATAGCGGCTTGTGTTGGGTTAGCTGCACCACCTGCTTCTCCTTGTCCTGCCGTGAAAGCAGTTACAAAGTCACCTAAGTCTAATAAAGACTTGTAGTGAGCTGGGGAGATGAACAAGTGTGATGCGTTGTATCCACGTGTTGCGACTCTATCAATAGCTTCAGTAATATCTGAGAGAGCTAAGTCTCCTGCAGTATCACCAGCAGCTCTGATGTATGAGTTCCTAATCAATCTTGTTGATGATTCGTTACCGTATGAATCTACACGCTTGTCTGAAGCATCTATGTCTGCTGCTACCATACCTGCACCATAGAAACCAGATTGTGGGTTCGTAGCGAAAGCATCTACTGCAGTTTCGTTTGTAGTTTCATCGATTGCGATTGTACCGAAAAGAGTGTTTTCTGCGTTAGCACCGAAAATGACTTGAACAACGTGGTCAGTCATATGTCTGTCTACAGCTCTGCGGGCTTCATTCAAAGCCATCTCTACTTCATTGAATCTTGAATCTTCAATCATTCTTCGGGTAACACCTACTGCAATACCCCATTCGTTCACAGAGACACGCTCGGAGCGTAGCTTTGTGTGTTGGTATTCAGGAGTTGTTCCTTCGTTTATTCTTTCTAGCTTCATGCTAGGTTTTGCTAAAGTAATATCAATATTACCACCAGTTTCAGTTGTCATTGGTTCAGCGAAGAAAGACATGACTGGAAGCTCTGCGACTTTATAGTCCATGATTGCTTCTTTGTAGTCAATAAGTACTCTCTCACCTACTCCACCGTCAACTGACCCTGTGTTTAGTGTCGTTAAAAGACCGGATGTTGCGTCTACCATTTATTTCTCCTTAGAGGGTTTGACATTTTGTCAATCCTGCGGCTGCGTTATTTTCTAACGTTACAGCTTGGCATTTTGGTGCACCTGCAGCATTTGTAGCTGTGGTCAATCGACCTTCGGTTGCTCCCATCATTAGAGCGACACCTGCTCCTAAATCGTCACAGTTGATGTTTAGGATTACTCCTACACCAGTAACTACTGAAGCTACAGCACCGGATGCTGCGTCTGTCAAAGCTACTCCAACATATGCGAAATCAAAACCAGTATCGTCACTATCTGCTTTTTGTAGGAGTCCAGCAGTACTCAATGAACATGCGTCTCCTGCAGTGATTGCTTCAGCAGTTGTATATGGTAATATACGTGCTGGCGCTCCACCGTCATTTATTAAAATTTCTGTTGCCATTTTTATTTCTCCTTATAGTATGAAGGGTCTAATGTAATTCTACCCTTTACCATTTTCATACCGAACTTTCTTTCTGTTTCTGGAACTTCGCCTTCTTCAGCTGTTTTTCCTTTACCGAAAGACCTTTCGACATCGTTGCTTGGCTCTGGCATTGCTGCTAGAGCGTCACTGAATCCAGTCAATCTGGACTCATCCCACGCAGATAGTTCATCTACACGAGCATCCTTATTATCTTCTTCGACTGAGCCGAATAAGATTTCTCGGGATATTATTGCTTCTACTGTTTCAACTTTTCTAGCTTCTGCTTCTTTCTCTAATCTTTCTTCTTCTGCTTTTTTGAAAGTTTCTAATTCTTTCATAGCTGCTTTGAATTCGGATTCGATTTCTTTTTTTGATGCTTCTGCTGCTTCAAGCTGTGAACGTAGAGAAGCGAACTCGCGTTCGACAATGTTCTCTGCTTCGGATTTTACAGTTGTTTCTTTTGTCTCTTCTGACATATTTTCTACCTCTGTTTTCCCGTCTTCACAGGCACACGCGTCTTCTTCACCACCACAACCACAGTCGTGGTCATCTTCAGATACTTGTGCGTCACATTCCTTTCCTTCTTCTATTGTACATTCTTTACAGACGGGGTCCATTTTTTCATTGTCAATGAAACTTACCTCTGTGGGACGAATGTTGGTGGCGTATGTGTCACCCATCACATCAACATCGTTTGAAAACCAATCGATGCTAACATGAGTCATGTCCCCGTCCTTGACTTTGTCCATCACTTCTTGACCGCGGCCATATTGATTAGATACTGTTGCCAGCATCTGCACTGCAGTCTTTCCATTATCCATCTCGATTAGCTCAGGTTTCGTTGCCATGCCGATTAAATCCTCAGCTGTTCTTTGATGGTCAATATAAATCGGGAGTTCTGAGAACTTTTCTAGGTTGTCCTTCAACATACCTCCTTCAATATAAACTTTATGTTCTTCTCCGTCTACCTCATATTCGTGAGGTCCGGATGTAATAGCGATTACTGGGAATTCTACAGAGTCTATTCCCTCATCACTGGAAAATGTCAAATCGTCTCCTTCACCCATAGATAACGCAAATGTTCTCTGTGTGGGTTCTATAGACTTGCCCTCTGCAAATGCCCGCTCTACGCCATTTTCTTCAGCCCACATGGTACACATGCCAGCTGCTATCTCTTCAGGGTTATCAAAACCCCTCTTCTTCAGGTTTGATTTAGTTTGTATTATACATTTTTCAAATGTCATGCTCTATCTCCTGTTGCGTTTGCGGAGGGCTTGTTGCCCCTGTTCTGTGCTCTAGAGGACTCTTCCTTTTTATCTTGGTCCTTTCCTCCAGATATATTTACATTTTTATCAGTTTGTTCTGCTACGATAGGTGAAGCTTTAATATCTTCAGAAGTTTCCATATCTAATGTTGCTACTCCTTCTGCATTAAGTCCTCTTTCCTCTCTTACTTCTCCCGGCGACAATACGCCTTCTGATAAGTAAATCATATCAGTCTTAGCTTTAGTAAATGCGTCATCAACGTTAATTTGCCTAAATTTAAACTTAGCCTCTCCCTTTTCTAATTGAGGCATAAGCTGGGCATTTAGTGCACCCTCTATCATTGTTTGTAAGTATCTTACGTATGGTTCAAAGATAGGTCGTGCTTTCTCTGGGTCTGTCCACATAGTTCTAGGTGTTTTAAGAGCTACATGTATTTTATCTAAAATATCATCTGTATACTTACCATATTCAAATGCTCTCTGTGAACCTTGTAACTCTTTAATAACAATGTCGTTACCATGGATAATATCTTCACCGGGTGCTAAAGTATTAAATGCTTCTACTATTTCGTTAATCTTGTCTGGACCATAAGGCATATCAGGTAATCCTGCACTTACATCAAACCTACTTGAGGCATACTTATTAAGAGCAGCACCTATATCTCTTTCTGCATAGTCTTTCAAATCAACTAAATATATAATTGGGTGGATATCAGATAATCCATAAGCGAAATCATCAAATTGATTATTCTTTAATTCTATAATTTCATCTTCTTCAAAACGAACACTCTCTTCATCATCTCCTACTTTTTGATAGTAGTACATAATTTGTCCGTGCTCATTTCTCTTAACAAACATATTCTGACTAGACCTAAGAACTAAATTATCTCCTGTCCATTCTAAATATCCTGTACCAAAAATACGTGCATTTCTTACCCAACCATATAATATATGTTCTATATTAATATCGCGGAACATTTCTTCTACTTCTTCCCTCACGTTATCGTCAGCTGTAACAATATCAAAATTATCCTTTACAGCGTATAAGCACGGTAAATCGATTAAAGTTCGAACTATAGGGTCAGAAAGATATATGTTCATATATGTTCTATTTTTACCTATGTGTGGTTCGTAGTCTTTATCTTGAGACCCAAATCCTCGATTAATCTTGAGTCTTTGAATTACTCCCGCACCGTAACTTCGTGGGTCGTCTTCTTTGTACGTAGGATTACTGCCTATTACAGCAAAACGACGTCTAATATTATCTATAAACGACATGGCTATTTATAATTTACTATTTATGAGTATATAAAGTTTTTGTTACATTCCACCTATAGAGTGCTTGTTTAGTGTAACTTTACGTCTAGAAGTTGTAAAAAGTGGAGAATTTGAATGATTTCCTCTATTCATTCTATTTTTATTAATAGGACGTGAAACTATTGACTGTCCGAAATTACCTGACATCGGTAACATAGACAAAGTCGCATGTATTCCCATAGCCGAACTATCGCAATAATCATCATGTTTACCACTTGGTGCAGCTATTTTTTCTGTTTTATTAGCAGCATCCATGGTATATTCTAGTTCTATATGCTCTCTAGTCCACTTATGTATCAATTTAGCCATATCTGGTTCTAAATTTTCAGGATTAGGCACTTTAACTCTATCTTGTTGTATATATGATTGGAAATCTCTATACATTTGTGTCTTAGTTCCTTTTGGTCCCCCTGTAAATATAAAGGGTACAAAATGTACGTTAGAGTCCAAACAAGCTAATCTAAGGTCTTGCTCAACCGCACCACCAATACCGGTACAATCCACAATAAGCCTATTAGCACCAAGCTCATTGGTAACATCCATAATACGTTGACGTTGGTATGGAATATCGTGTCCACCAGTTCTAGCATTAATTTCTTCAAGGTAAACAAGTCTAGCAATATTTTCTGTGTCAGACTTATCAAGGGACCATGCACTAATAACAGTAGAGTTAACAGATTTGCCAATGTCAACACCAACAGTAATGTTGCCTCCTCTCTGCTTTCCATCCCCATCAAGTCTAATAAGTTCGTAATCATCATAACACCTCTTAATTTTTTCTGGAGTAAATATATTCGCTACAGACTCTACAAACTCACATTCATACTCTGTCCTCCAGTAGATAGAGTCTTCTCCCCATTCCATCATCTTATCTAACATTTCTTCTTCAGTGTAGGGTGCTGAGTAAGCTTCTCCTTTTTTCACAGCATCACGCCAAGTATAATGTAATCTAGTAAAAGTATCTGCATACCCGTCGTCATACAAATATCTCCACATGTGATTATCTTTGGACTTTGGTGTTCCAAGATTTATAAATGGTGCTTTATTCGATACAATAGCAGGCTCTACATTGTCAATGAACAATTTGTCGTCGATGAGTGGAGACTCATCAACTACTAGGAATGTAGGGTGTTGGCCTCGTATAGCTTGTCCTTGGTTACTAGGCGCTAACGGAGCTCTTCTCATAACTGTGCCCCCCTTAAGTGTTATGTTGGGCTTATTATGAAATCTATAATTTGCTACTAATCCATTTAAAAAAGTGTTATCAGCAAAATGTCTATAAACATAATTAAAAATTAAAGCGGCTTGGTCTTCTGTAGGAGCCAGTATAAATACTAAATCTCTAAACCTATTAAAAAACATATATATAGTAACTGCTACTGACAAAGCGAAAGATTTCCCACTTCCTCGTGGTGCTAAAATTGCTAACTTTTTTTGTTTATCATCATTAGTACGATTAATTAAACATTCTAAAACTATGTCCTCTTGTAAAGGTCTTAACCTTAGAGGTCTTTGTTTATTGTCTATCAAATACGCTGTACAAAAAGCTTGTACTAATTTGCGCATTTTTTCTTTATCGTCTCTACATTTAGCGAAGATTTTCTCTAATTGTCGTGAATCTATTCCACCTTTACCTGTCAACAGGCTTTTCAGGTGTTTCTCGTTTTTCATCATCTACTAATTCCTCTAAGAAAGAACCAAAACCTTCTGCACTCTTTTCCATTTCAGTTGGTACTTCTATATTCAATGCTCTAAATTCAGTATGGATATCTCTAACTATTTGGTTTCGTTGTCGCAATAACTCTGTTCTAGCGTTAACATCCCGAATACATACAAGAATTTCCGACCAAAGCAAGTCTTCAAGCGCAAGATTACGGGCCAGAAGGCGGACAAGCTCTTTATGTCTACCATATTCAGCTTCTCCAACCCTCTTGCGTAATCGAGTCTCGTATTCCTCTACGTTCAAAGACCTTTCCCTTCATCGAGGGCGGCTTTGACTTTAGATTTTACAAGACTAGCTAGCTCGTCATCTTTTTCGTCCCAAGCTGTAATTAATACATTACGGACTAAAGAGTCTTTGACGTGCTTTTGTGCTTGTTCGTCTAGCTTTTCAAAAGCTTTCATCTGGGCTTTGCTTAGATTTCCATCTAACATCTTCATCAATTCAGCTTCGTTATTTTTTAAGTACTTGAATACTAATTCTTTAACTGCGGGTACTTGATAAGCTACTGCGCTAGCTAAAATTAATACCATAGTAGTTAATCCTGCTAAAATTGGTTCGTCCATTATTTGGTCTAACATTCCAGATTCTTCTACAGTCTCAAGAATAGCTGTGATATTTCCATCGTCAGCTGTTTCATTGGTTGCTGTTTCATTGTTTGTATTGTTCATATGTTGATATCTCCATATTTGGGGTACCCACGGTGGCACTTGCGATAAGTAACCTGTGGAGCAATGGCCCTGTAGCGGGTGCCCATACATATTTAGAAGCTCTATCTATATAAAGCTTACCATTTAACTTTATTAGCCCAGTAAGCTGCAGACATTTTACCCTTCTTAATATTTTTAGCGTGACGCGCTTTAAAACTCTTTCTTCGGGCGTTAGATTTCTTATCTGTCTTCTTACCAGCGGTACTTACACCTTGTTGGCCAAACCTAATTAATTTAGTTTTATCTCCTACTTTAGCAACAACTACGTGTGACTTTTTAGGATGATTAGGTGTTCTCTTTGGCTTGTTATAGCCTGATACTCCTGCTCTAGTTAGTTTGGCATCCTTTTTCTTTTTAGGGGCCATTATTTCTTCCTCTTTTTAGTTTTCTTCTTTTTAGGTCGTCCTACTTTTTTTCCGTATGTTCCTTTACCGTATGGCATTATTTACTCCTCCTTACTGCTTTTTTAATCTTCTTAGAATACTTTGCTCTACTACCCACTCCACCTGCTTTACGTTTCTTGCGATTCGTTGCTGCTTTCTGACTTTTGGTTAGTCGAGACCTAACGTTCTTAGGTAGATATCGACCACGTTTAGATTTAGGTTTCTTTGCATCACCTTTTGTAACGTAGCCCCATTTTTGCTTACCCCACTTCTTGAGGGATTTCTGGGACTTTTTGAGAACCATTAGCGATATCCTCCACCTGCGGCTTTATATGCACGTGCTAACATTTGAGCTTTACGTGCTGACCACTGACCCGGAGCACCACCCTTACTACCTGCTTTAATCCTATTAAATAGTCTTTTTCTCATTGTAGGTTTGGTATAATTACCAGCCTCATTGACTCTTGACTTAGATTTCTTTTTAGTAGGTTTGCGTTTAGGTGCAGCTTTCCTTCTAGTTGGCTTTTTACGTGTTTTCTTTCTCGGGGCCATTGGTGGTCCTATTCTTCGTCTTTCTTGATGCTTGCGCTGTTATTAGGTAAGTCTTTGACTTTTTCCAAATAGTCTAATGTGTGTAGGGGATTAAATCCTTCTACGGGTTCTCCGCTACCAGCTAGATAGTTATATTGTAACTTCTTTTGGGGCATCTCTTTGAATGATGTGATTGGTTTTTTGTAACTCATCTCATCAATCTGTGCCTTGTCTGGTTTGTCAAACTTCAACATCATATCTGGGTTATTACCGTGAAAGTGTTCACCTTTTAACTCGTTGTATATTTTTTCTGTTGGCATATTTGTTTCTCCTTATTTATTTTTTACTTTCCATTTTATGTTCTTGGTCTTGTGCTTTAGCTTCTATCATCTGAGCTTGTTTCTGAGCATGGTCGTTATAATCGATAACAGCTTGTGCTTTTACCTTATAGAACGCAGTCTTCTCAGCTTGTTCTTGTTTCCAAACATCTAAAGCATCTTTGATAATTAGAAGGGCTGGCCCACCTAATATAGCTATCAAAGTTGTATATCCTTCAATTTGTTCTAGAACTGATGAGTCATTTAGTCCGCTGTGTATAACGAATCCTGCAAACCCAACCCAGAGTAATACTAAAGGCACAGCTATCATAAACATAAAAATGTCGTTGAATGTAACTCCTTCACTTGTTGTATCTTTACTCATTTTTGGTTTCTCCTTTTTTATCTTTTTTATCAATTTCATTTCTGGAATACTTCTTGGCATCATGCGGCGCGCAAATGCTACAAGTATTGTCAGTGCAAGGATGATAGCTAATAAAGCCATTACCACTGCTAACATCTCTAGTATTTCCAACCACGTCATTCCTCCTCACCTACAAAATCTTCATATGTGTTATTCTTTATCATTACTTTCACATCATCCAATTCTGAGATTATTTTCGCTAACATGTTCGTTAAGACTAACATTTGGTTAGCCTTCATTCCTCCTCCTCTAGATACAACTTCTCTATATTAAAAGAAGTTACATACTCGTAATCACCATCTCTATTCCAGTCAGCAAAAAGGTTTACCCATATAATATACCAACCAGTGTATGGCTCTGTAAAATATTCTGGTCCAGAAGTAAGTTCCAACTCATCTTCTTCCCAGCCTGTTACATTAAAAAAAGTATCGACCCACATATAACCATTCCATACTGTTTCGTTATCTTCTATCTTAATATGACCTACATCGTAGCCTATCATGATAGGTAGTGTATTTTGGTCACAATCTGTATCAACATCAACAGTTATATTTAAAGTGTTCGGTTCTCTAGAGTAATTTCCAAACTCTAAATTATCGTAAAAGTAAGTTTCGTTCGACGTACAATCATACTCTTCATATTCACAACTACCGTCATCTTCCTCAGCTCGGCTGTTATAATTCTCAGCTTCTGAGTCCATACAACCATATACAGTAGTATCTTCGTTTGTTTGATTACCAGTGTTGTTGTCTACTGGTCCACCAAGAAACTGACACCTACCATTATCATGAGTAGCTTGTGAGTTATAATTATCTGCATCGGAGTTAGTACATCCATAAATAACAGGAGGAGGGAATACACAACTACCATTATCAAAGCTCGCATCTGATTTGTAATTAATAGCGGTTGGGTCGGTACATCCACCCCTTGGCTTACCGTCATCATCTCCTCCGAAAATTTCTTCAATCGCACTTAAATCTCCCCCACCACCAAAAAAGGCTAAAAGTAAAACTGTAAGTATGGAGCCAAGTTTTTTACCTAGTTGAGTCTCTCCTAGTTTATCGCCTGCTTTACCTATAGTTTCGAATAATCCTTCTTCATCATCATCGGGTTTTGGCCTACCTCTTAATCCTAATGCTTCACGTTCGTCATCAGAGATTACGGAAATAGCACCATAATCATCGCGCGCCATGTATTATTTTACATGACGCTAGTATTTAAAGATTGCTCTTAATCAAAGTCTGGAAACTGTGATTGACTCTCAACATCTAAATGTTTCTTCAAGGATGAATCAATATCTGAGTAATTTTCTTTTTTACGTTTCTTATATGTTGGTTTCCATTTAGGTACTTCAGCGTCACAAGGCCCACCGTTACTTTTATGGAAAGAGCACCACTTACATAGATTCTGAGGCTTTTGCTCATATCTATCTTCGTACTCTTCGCGTTCCTTTATACAGTCGTGTACCATCTTAATTAAGTCTTTAGCTTCATCAAGCACTTGCTGATTAACTTTGACAAAGAAGGTATCATCAAAGCGAAGGTAATTGACGCCTACGAATGTCGGCATCTCGCCCATCTCTAATGTGTATAAGAAAGCGTAGATAATCAACTGGCGATAATATTCCTCTGGTAAGTATGCTCCGTAGCGCTTACTGGTCTTATAATCAAGCAGTGTAGTACCACCGTCGAAATCATTACACACAACATCGATAACTCCTACTATTGCGTACTCTTTAGACTTAACCCATTTTTCTGCATACTTTGGTGCTACAGCATTCCATGCTTGTTGTTTGTTTTTGAATATCTTCCAATCAACCATCTCAGTTAATTTCTTGTCAACCGAATCAACAAAGTTCTGTAATAACTCTTCGGTTTCTTTGTACATTGCATCCATCTCTTCGTTGGTGTGGACTTCCCATAGCCATTTATGTTTGGCTATCTTCTCTTCCCACCCATCTTCAAACTGACCTTGTACCCACAACTTTGGTACTCCTTTCTCCCACTGGGGTAACGTACGGAATTGTTTTTTAAATAAGTCTTCCAATACTTGGTGCACCAACGTACCACGGAACAGGTGTATAGTTTTCTTTTGAGGAAGCTTAGCTATGTAGTTGTAGTAGAATTCACGGGGGCACTTCAAGTACGTATTTATTTTAGAAGGACTAAGCCGCATGTGGCTAGCTGTCCATGCTACATCACTCATTGTCACACAACTCCGATTTCTTTTCTATCGGCTTCATCTCGTCGCCGGGGTCTGAAACGAACACCCTAGTTGTCTCATGGCTCCACGGGGGTGCATAAGCTTCGCCTTCTATTGTGCCATCCTCTGGATTAAGCTCTACTGTGCAAACACCACTATCTTGGCATGTACAGTTTTGCCACCCATGGACACAATTACACATGGTCCATACTGTCACCTTGCTGCCGTCTTGCTCTCGCGAAATCTTGAGTAAGATTAAATAACCTATGAGGTCATCCAATGTATCCTCTGTCTTGTCGTTGAGCCCTACGTTCTTTATCCTGCTGAGCTTGTCATCGATTCGTGCACAGATTGCCTGTGCTGAGTCGAGCTTACTAAATATGTTTTCAGGTTCTAACGCACTGTCACCATACGCTTCATTCTTGCGTATTAGCAAATCCCTGATTTCATTACATGTCCATTTTATGGAGTTTTGCGTACTTTTTGTCATACGTATTATTTTAACCTTTGAGAGTATATAAAGGTTTCCTAAGCCCCACTCAGCACGCCCCAACTGAGAGCCCCCTATATCTATATTATGCTATGCTATATAGAGCTTATTATATAGGGTTAATAGTGACCCTATGGTAAATAGCATATTCAAAAAATCACTCGATTTGTTTTTACCCCTACATCAGAGACTGTATGGGCGCCGCCTTATTTTTTAGACGGGGGGTCTCTGAGAGTAGCGCCACCGGGAGAGAGAGAAAGAGAGAAAGCGCGCCCGCTCAAACTGGCGCCAGCGCATTTTTTTGCATTTTTTTGTCATTTTTTTGCGCTTTTTTTCCATTCGCGCGATTTTACTTATATAGCCCCTCCTTTAAAACACGAAGCTTTATATAGGCTTTCTACACTGTAATGATAGAACTAAGAGGTAAAACATGAACGAAAAATACTACATCTATAAATTAGCCAGACAACAAGAAAAAACATCATATCATTTTTATGATGTCGTAATGGGAGACGGAGTAAGCTCTAACGCTGTTTATTACGGACTAACTCAAGACCCTCAATCAAGGCTTTCAAAGCACCGACCTAAAAAAGGTCACGATATCAGCTTGATAGTCGTGGCTGAGTTTAATAATTGCTGGGAGGCTTTAGAACATGAAGCTTCTTTGGTAGCTCAACACTACCGAAAGTATAACGGTGAACCTGAGCTTCAAGGCATGGCCAACACTGGCCACAGGGGGGCATAAGCGAAACCTTTATTAATAGGGTCGCTATGTGAAATACAGAGAGGTAAAAAAATGAATACAAACGAACTAATCAGAATGGGATTCGAAGAATCCGAGTCAGCTCAATCATTAATAAATGATGTAGAATTATGCGAGTGCTGCAACGATGCAGCCCAAGCCCACAGGGCTAGAGGATACAAAGTATGCATGGACTGCTTTGTGGAAATGGGGGTGTAAATATGAGCATGTTAATAACTTATATCAAGAGGGCCGAAGAAGCCCCATCATTAAGCAATGAGCAAATCAGAAATGAAGCTAACGCTTACAATAATCTCAGGTCCACTATAATGGCTTGGGATTCACTAGCAAAAGATTC